CATGCTTGGCATGTACGCTGTTGGCCGAAATTGGATTAGTGAAGCTGAGATGATGCAGCTTGTTGCGGTCATCATTGGCATCGGCGGCGTTATCTGGGGTGCCTATGTGAATACCGACAAAGCCTTAGTACAAGCAGCGTCGTCCGTCCCTGCTGGTCCTGGCCTCCGCACTGTTGTCTCAACTTCCCCAGAGCTTGCCGCTGCCACCCCAAACGAGTCGAACATCGTGTCTATTGGTGCCTCGAAGGAAGCCATCGTCGAGGCTTCTAAGCCTGAAGTTAAACCTACTTAAGGAGTTAACATGAGAAAGATTCTCTTTGTTCTCGCTAGTTGCACTATCCTTGCAGGCTGTGTCACTACCGATACAGTCAATAAAGTCAATGCTGTGGCGGCTAACATTGCTACAGCATCTCGGACCTTTAATGAGAAGGTTGTCTTGACTAAGCAATACATCGCCCAGACGTGCCAATACGTTCCTACAACCTCCAGCCTTGTGGCGTTGTTCAACTCCAGCTTGGGGGCGGCTGTTGGCACTGTTGGCGAAGCCGTCTGTGAAGCGGTACGGAGCGCCCCTCTGGCAGATGGCCCAGCCAACTTCCGCGTAAACGGCGTGCTTGTTAAAGGCCGCTTTGTGAGGTAATATGCACCCACTTGTCAAATGGCTACTTCAGGCTGGGGCGGTTGCTACTGCACTTGTGGCTGTTGCAAGTGCATGGCAACTGTTCGGCGGCGATACGCTGGCCTGGAGTAGCGACGTGAAGCGGCTTGATCGCAAACAGGCCGAGGTTGCGGTGGAGGTCTATACTACTAAGCGGAATAGCTTGATCCTTAATGCGCCGCCTCAAACAGCGAACGTGCAAACGCAGCGGCTTCATGAGGAGGCATTACATGATGCCAATCGTCAACTTAAGCAGGCTGAGGATCGGAAGATTGAGTTGTCGAAATGAACAATCACGTATCGCTTAGGGAATTCATCGAAAGGATTATCGACCTACATAATAGAAGGCGTGACGATCTATGCCTTCAAGATAATAAAAGATTGGATGAAAGATTCGAGGCTTTAGACAAGGCGCTAAAACTACAGGCCACTGCTTACCCGACCGTCAAGGACTTCAACGACCTCAAAACCCACGTTGACGTTGAACTTGCTTCGCGGTCTGGAAGCTCGAATGCGGCCACGACGCTGTTCCAAGTCCTGACGGTGTTGAGCTTACTTACCAGTTCACTCTTTGCGTATTTGCTTTATCTGAAATAGGAGCTACCCATGCCTCAAATAATTGATCTATACTTAATCGGCGTTTGGTTCTGTGTGGGCTTCTTCACAGGTCTGGGCTGGACGCTCGGGACGTGGGTGATGTCCCGAGCGTTGTCTCACCTTTAGCGTTGGGCGAATGTGCTACGTGGATCAACCACGCGGTAGCCCGCTAGGCTTCGCACTCGACGCCAAGTCTTATGTAGCCCGCCGTTAGGGTCATAGACTGTGGCGTTGCCGTAGCCATCGACGCTTTCGATATACATCACATGGCCACGACGAGCGGCTACCATTCCTGGCCCTGGGTTGGCGCGTGGGAACTTGAGCCAATTCGCGGCTAAGAACAGGTTCTTGACTGGATAGCCAAAGACCTTTACCGAAACACCACAGCCACAGAATGCACGGGCTGGACAACCTTCTGGATGGGGCAGAACCTGCCCGTAGGATTCAATCTTAGCTCCTTGGTTGGTTGGCTGGCTGCGCTTCGGATGGGCTTGGGCAAGCGTGGAGGTTGTCAAAACCAACCCAAGAGTCATAGTCAGTACCTTCATCACTAGTCTTCTCCATTGTAGTTGAAGATAGAGCAAGCATACCAGAGATGGTAGGGGAAGTCAATCGGGGCCTTTCACAATGGCCCGCCACGATCGGGGGCCAGAGGTAGAGACCTCCAATAGCCCCGACCGTTCCATAACCTCAAGGACACGTAGAACGCTATTGGCTGGGACCCGTTCGCGGGCGAAGTTAACGACCTTATGCTCCGGCACTCCGTCTCGCTTGAGGTCCATTGATAGAACGTAGTGGTAGATTTCATCAATGGCCTGTGAGTCTGCTCCTGTGCCGGAGGCCTTGAATATCTCCGGCATGTAAAGCTCGGCCTCGTGGAGCCAGCCTATTGCGCGATTGAAGTCGTCTCGTGAGATCACTGGCGCGTTTGTCTTGTCGATGGCCGAGATCATCGACAGCTTGTACAGGTTCACCCTTCGGCGGGAGTTATAGTGGATCAACTTTGGATGATCTGGCACGGGCCGCTCGTCCTGCTGCCGCCAGAGGTTAACCAGCTTTTGATAATCCTCAGTGACCCTCCACTCGCCGGTAAGGGAGTTTATGATCTTAAGATCGTGAAGTAGGTCCTGCGACTTGTTCACTGTTGACAAAGCAAAATCATCGCCGATGATTCGTTCGTCGGAGAAGACCAGGATTGACCGGGAGAGGAAGCCCTCATTCCAAGCGCCTTCAGGAAGGAACCGAAGCAAGTGGGAAGGGGTGGTGCCGCAGAGGATCGACAGCTGCGGCTTCTTGATCTTTATCCGAACCTCGCCGCCGCGGCGTTCGTGCCCATAAGGTGTAGGGTCATAAAACGCCTGAAGTACTGCCATCATCTCGTCGTCGTACTTATGCACAAACGCCCCGAGTTCGTCGGCGGCTATGAACATTGAGTTGTAATCCAGGGCGTCTTCGGCTTGCCCAGTGACAAAAGGAATGAACCGTTTGGCGCGGACTAAGGCGTCGATCAGCGACGCTGCCGTCATTGATGTTGGGGCGATATGGAAGTCGGGAATATCGTGAAGGTACTCTAAGCTCTCTTTAATAGTCCGTGTCTTGCCGATCCCTGGATGGCCAATTAGGAACACGTATAGGTTCGGATGAAGAAGCCTTCCCGCCGATTTGATCCAGGTCTTCTGCTCGAGAATCGCCGCGATGGTGGCAATAGCAGCCCAACGACGATAGATTTCTGGGGCGTGAATGTTGGCTGTCTGCTCAACAAAGCTTTCGATCCAAGAGATGCACTTTCTCTGGCCGCTTCCGTTCGTCGTGCCCGGTGTAGTCTTTGAGGCCATGCGGATTACTTTCGCTCCAATCGCCGCGGTTCCAACCAACTTTGCAATCGTATGGGATGAGAAGGGTTCGGTTGTGTTTAAGGGGGATGGGCACTTCGAGTTGCTTTAGGATGCGGGGGATGATTTCGTCTTCGTCGGCTTCGGGATATTGGACGGTTAGGGCGTCGTGGTCGTGCATCATTAGGACTGCGTCGCGGGCGCGGTAGATGTTGAGCATTGCGGTGTTGACGATATCGGCAAGCGAGCATTGGGGGTCGAAGGCAATGGCTTCGCGAAGGACTCCTTTGTCGTTGCGTCGGCCCCAGAACTGCCGCTTGCGGCCGGTCAGCGAGATAAGAGTTCCAGTCTTACGTAGGGTGGAATCTACGTAGGCTTGCCATTGAAGATGGGCCGGGAAGGCACGGAAGTAGTTCCGCTGGAAGTCTTCAACAATTGAGATTGGTACTTTGGCTTGGGTAGATAGTGTGTTCGCCTTTCCACCGTAATTACTTCCGTGCCCAAGCTTCTTACACATGAAACGGTAAGTGTAGTGGCGATACCAAACCCGTTCTGCAATGTCCTTGTCGATCCGGAGATTCCCGGTCCAAGGCAAGGTAGGCCAACATAGTCTAGCAGCGGCCGTATGAGGGTCTCCAGATTCACAGGCTTCGAGGTATCTTGGGTCATGAAACAGGTCCCATTCTATTGCGCCGACTACGTATGACTCTCCAGACTTCGCGTCAAACTTCGCGAACTTCATTCGGGGATCAGAGACGAAGATACTGCGTAGGCTCTCTTCTACATTCTGGAGGTTTGTCCCAGTCCCAAACTCAGAAAAGCTAGAACTAAACCGACCAGTGCTAGTACCAGCAATATTGTAGCTAGTTCTGATTCTTCCATCTGGGTCGATCTCCGTCTTGAGCATGGATATCTTCTTGCCGAGGTCCCGCATGGTGGTGATATGGCGAACGATCTGGCGGGCGATTAGGTACTGCTCCATCTTCTCTAGGGCTTCGCGGTTGACGGTGGGGCGGCCGCCGCGTTTGATTGGGGGGATACCAAGCTTGTCGTAGAAGAGGGTATGGAAGTCAGGGTTGGATCGCCAGTTGAAGTGGGGGAGGCCGACGCCTTCTAAGACGATCCGCTCGAGTTGGGACTCAAGAAGGTCGATCTTGTTGAAGTAGTCGTCGATAACCTCCGCCTTCCGGGCTTGATCAACCAACACACCCCGCAGGCGCATCTCCAAAGCCGGACCTTGGATCGCTTTGGAAAAGGCATACGTCGCGGCAGTATGGTTATCCAGTTGTGGAAGTAGGGCATCGAGGACCTCGGCGGTTACGCATGTGTCTAAACCATTATAAATCCACTCTCTTTCCATACCGCTTAATTGATCTGGAGTCGTCTCGTCAGTTTTTATAATACGCACTGCGAGCCTCCTGTATTCTTAATTTGGCCTCTTCCTCAGTTCGAGTATAACCAAGATTTATTCTTCCTCGTTCTGAAGTATCTAGATACACATAAAATAGATTGGCTCGTTTATTAAAGCGATAGCCTTTTTGGTTTTGGTGCCTTAATGTGTTTTGCATGTTCTCTTT